GCTACTCCTCCAATTGTACCACCAGAAACGCTTGTAGTCACACCTGTCGGGGTTGAATCAGTTATGATAAAGATTCCTCCACCTCCACCTGACTGACCATTAGTGCCAGCTGTTGTTGACCCATTTGTTCCGTTAGTGCCTGCAGCACCGTTTGTTCCAGGAGTTCCGGAAGTACCTGCAGAACCTGCAGTGCCCGCAGCCCCTCCTGCTCTATGAGTATGGCCCGTATGCCTTTGATCTCCTGCTTGCCTGTGTTCACCGTTATAATGATGACCAGCATCATCATGCCGAGGGCGAGAAGCGTGAACGACAGAGTGGTTTCCCTTAATATCACTAGTGTGATGAGCGTCATGTTCGTGATAATGATTATGACCAAATTGAACACTCCCCGATTGATAATGGGCAACTGCTCCATCATGACCAAGATGACCTCCCGCATTATGAGGGATACCATTTTGATGAAAATAACCAGATGGGGCAACATGTGCATGAGTTGTTGAAGCACCACCGTAGGTTGGGCTTGAACCACCATGATGGTTTGCAGGATGAACAGGGGTTGCACCGTGATGGGTGTTTGTATAAGAGCCATGAGCATGTTGACCATGAGCTGCAGCAACATGACCTCTCGGTAGTTGTTCAGGGATATTGATAGCGACATGGGGACCATGAGTACCGTCACCGCTTCGGATATGAGCCTGACCATTAACGGCATGAGCAAAAGATGCGTGTGGTGCTGCTGTTCCTGCAGAACCTGCCGATCCCGCTCCACCTGCTCCCGCTCCACTTCCGTTAGCACCATTTGTTGCGCCAGTTCCTGTTGCTGAACTTCCTCCAAGACCACCATGTGACCCCAGAGATACAATGGATCCTGTTCCTGTAATTGATTTAGCACAGACAAGAACTACACCACCACCTCTTGCCCCAACTCCTGCCGATGCAGCAGGCGGTGTTGAGCCAGCGGCTCCATTCGTTCCATTAGTACCAGCCGAACCTGCAGCACCATTAGTTCCGGGAGTGCCTGCAGTACCACTACCTCCGGGCGCTAAAACATTCCTATGAGGAGTTAAGCCACCAGCACCACCTGCACCACCAGCAGTTGCGCCAGTACCTGCAGAACCTGCAGCACCATTGGTTGCGCCAGTTCCTGCCGTTGCCGGAGTAACGGTTCCTGCAACTCCATTACCTCCCCCTGCCCCACCAGTAAAAGCAGCAACCGTTCCTAATACGCTTACAGAAGCTCCCATCAAAATATTTTCAATATAAGAACGCACATCAGAAGAAGCCTGAGATGCTGTGTAGGTTACACCAGCAGCACTTCCTCCGATTGAGTTTGTGGTATTTGCTGCGATATTTGATGTTCCAACAAGAGTTGCATTACTAACAGCTACACCAGCAGATATTCCAACACTGCCATTTACAGTTAATGTATTTTTCACAAAAACTTTAAAACCATTTGTATTAAGATGAATTCCATTGTTAATTGTTAAGTTACTGTAATACATGTCTCTAGTAAGAGATGTGTTGGAAGCAATTATTACGGTTCCGTCAGACCCTGTTCCGTAAACAGAGTCATTACCAATTCTTTGGGCTTTTGCGGGTGAATTAAATCTTTCTAAACCAGTCATATCAAACCAACTGGGAGTAAATAACCGTACCCGCTACGCAACTTGTTCCACCAGCAACATTTGTTGAAACATTTGCTGGCAAAGATGCTTGAGCAGATGTGATTATTATAACTCCACCTCCTCCGCCTCCAGAACCAGCAGTTCCGGGTGCGCTAATTGAAGCATTAACTGTATTGGCATCACAAGAGATATATCTTGCATTAAGAATCACAACTCCACCACCAGCACCAGCCGCTCCGGCAGCACTTCCACCAGCGCCTCCTCTTAAAAATAAAGGGGTGGTTTGACTTGCTGTTACAACATATCCTTTAGAAGATTGTGTAGGTTGATACCAGTAGCCTGTGAGGGTCTGTGAGTTGGCAAGGTCAGGCTTTACACCAGTACCCCCATTTGATGTTGTTGGAGGAGTCGCAGTTTGTGATGCACTGTTTCCTCCAAGACTGTTTGTAACTGCCGTTGCATTTGCTCCACCACCAGCAATTGAGCCATTGGCAGAAGAACCTGTGGTAAACCCAATTAAAGAACCATTATGGAGAGTAAGTAAATTTTTTACAAAAACTCTATAACCGGCGGTTATTAAGTTTGTATTTGCACCTATTTCCAAGTTATAATAATACTTATCAGACGACAAAGTTGTATTTGTAGAAATAGTCACAGAACCATCCGAACCAGTGCCGTATACAGGGTCAGCGGCATCAATGAAAGATGCAAAAGCATTGGATGCAGGAAATTTAGAAATACCTGTCATTACGACTCCTCTATCCCAAATATTGTAACATTGATTGCTGAGTTAGACGATGCTAGGAAAGTAATTTGATCACTATTTGTATTGTTCGCAGTACTTCCATTATTAATTAAAACCATAGAGCAGTTGAATGATACAGTCTCATTTGCATTAATTGTTATACTGCTTAATATATCATGAGTATTTGCTTCAGCAATATTGAGAGGCTTTAAACGAATTGTTGCAGTTTTTGAAGAAGCTGTTGTATTAGTTAACAAGATTTGTTTAACGATAGTTGTGGTGTTAATTGGAACAGTATATGCAACAGATGTAACGGTAGTAATTTGAGTTGGACCAGCCAATCTTTTTTGTGTCACAGCCATTATATAACCTCCATGTAGAACTTAATCATGTTGTCACGAACAGTATTTTTATTCACCCATGAACTACCATTGTATTCCAAAATCTGTCCTGATGCTGGAGTTGTAATAGCCACATCAGTTAGGGCATCTAGATCTGCAGAGCCTCCACTGCTGAACTGGACAATTGTATTGGAACCGTTTTTGTAAAAAATCTTTCCATCGGCATAGTTAAGTCCCAGCTCACCGTATTCAAGTGAAGCTGGGACTGCCGAGGCTGTTCCTGAGTTTTTGATTTTAATGGTGTTAGCCATTACTCCCTCCTATCAGAAAGTTCCGCCATCCACTGTATCAGACCACGAAGGAACGCCTGCTACAACTTTAAGAAACTGACCTGCCGAGCCAATGCCAAGTTTTGCAAGGGTATTTGTAGCAGAGGAGTAAACCAAGTCACCAGTTGTGTAAGAGGTAAGACCAGTACCACCATAAACTGCACCGATTGCTGTACCATTCCATACACCAGTTGCAATGGTTCCAACTGATGTCAAACTTGAGCCTGTGACACCTGAACCCAAAGTTGTACTAGAGAGAACTGAAGTTCCATTGATTTCAAATATTTTCCCTGTAAGAAGGTTAAAATTCTCTGATGATGTCCATGCATCTGTTGCGTCAACCCAATTAAGAGTCTTATCTGTTGCACCCTTGATTGTGAAACCGGCACCGTCTGCAGTCGTGTCTGTTGGTGTAGCAACATTAGCAAGAACAATGTTCTTATCCTCAACCGTTAAAGTTGCGGTATTAAGAGTTGTTGTATTTCCATTAACAACAAGATCACCAGTAATTGTAAGAGTATTAGAGATTGTAACATCGGCTGGAAGACTTACAGTTACCGCCCCAACACCTGAGTTAGAGACAGTGATTTGATTAGCTGTACCAGTAAGACCTGTAACGAGATTTGTGGCTCTATCACTAACTTGAGAAGCGGTGATTGAGATTGCTGTATTGCCAGCAGCAGTTAGACGACCATCTGCTTGAACAGTGAAGGTACCGACTGTGCCAGCACCACCATAAGAGCCAGCCGTTACTGCTGTATTACCCAAGGTAACGCCAGCAACAGCGCTGTCAACATAAGCCTTGGTTGTAGCATGAGTATTTGCGGTTGGTGTTGGAACAAGAACAAGACCACTAAATGTCTTATTCCCAGTTACCGTCTGTACTCCTGAAAGTGTGAGGTAAGCACCTGCACCAGCAACTGCCTCAACGGTTGTAGCAGTTCCACCTGCTCCACCTGACCCTTTACCGTAGTAGAGGACATCATCTACCTCGTTATATGCAAGTTCTGCATTTTCCAGAGAGGCTGGCGCTCCAGCTGCTCCTCCAGAAGCCCTTCTTTTGATTCTAATTGTATTAGCCATTTTAGTAATTACCTCCATCAAGTAATGTATTTGCGATTGAGTGAACATGATCTGCTCTACTTGCAACCTCAAGAGTTCCGCTATTTGCGGCTCTTGCAATGTCCAATGGCGCTGCATTTGACATTGTTAAGATTCTTTCTAATGTTATTGTTGCTGGAGTTGCAACAAGTGTTGTTACATCTCCATTGCTGACTGCAACTGATGTAACATCGCTATTTGATACAGTAATGTTGGTTACATCACCTGTCAAAACTTGCAGTGTTGTTATATCAGCCACGACTTACTTCTCCAATAACTGTTATTTTACCTCCCATTAAGGTTGTAACAGTTGATCCATTTGTTTCTTCAAGATCATAATAGTATATACCAGTATTTATATTCGAAGTTGTGCTGGATGATAATGTGATATTAAGTGTTCCAGCAGCAGCATTACTAATGGTTGTTGTAAATGTTTGTATAATTGTCTCAGAAGATTTTGTTTTTCTAATTTGAGCTCTATATGTACGACCAGATATATTAATAGCAGTATTAGCGCTATTTTTTATTCGGACTTCATGAGTATATGAATCCCCTTTATAAATTGATATATCTCTTATGCCAGCCATATTTAGCAGTCACAAGACTCACAACCGCAGTCGCATTGATCAACACAATCACAACCGCATTCACAAGATTTGTTTCTTCCTTTATTCAAGTCTTCCATCATGCACCCGGCTTTGGCAACGCTCTCCAAGCTGCTTCAAACTTTGCAGCATCCTTTGCCATTTCTGGAGAAAGCTCTAAATGCAACCACTTGCCGCCGAATGACCCGGCATTGTCGGACTCGCTAAAAATCTTGACCCCTGCCTCGTTTTCTCCTCTTGAGCACCTGAAGCCGCGGCCGTAGCCAACATTCTTGTCCGACTTGTCAGCATCATATGCATAGTCGTGAATCTCTTCAATGCCAAGTTCTTTGGTGTACTTAATAAACCAGTTCCACATCTCAACACCAACCTTGCGGTCCGTGTAGCCAACATCGCATGCGGCTCCGGTTGCGTGGACTGATAGGAATTTCTCCATGCCTGGGTCGCCAATTTTCTTGCCTTCGGTCTTAGAGTTTCTCATCAACCTGGCGGAATACACGCCCATGTTTGTTGCTTTCCATCTTTTTCCACAAAGCTCAACGAGTTTTAGCGTTCCAGGCTGTGCGCCTTTTCCGTCAAAACTAGGATAATACGAATACTTTCTTGGCATTATTTTACCTTTCCAAATGCTGAATCATTAGGATTCAAGTAGCGCATAATGACAGGAAGAGCCGCAGCCCATAATGCATTTGCAGCCATTTTTACATCACCAGTTGATGCGTATACAGCGACAGCAGCTCCCAATACGCTTCTTGCGTAGGATGCAGCCATTGCCTTTTGTGCTTCAGTAATTTTCATATAATATATCTCCTTTGTGGATAACCACTATAAGTCAATTATACCTTAGATGTCATTTTTAGGCTGAGTCTTCGAGCCGTTAAAAATTTCATCAATCTCGTCAAGGTCTAGTTTGCCATCGTTAAGGAAAGCTTTGGCAAGACCTTCAACAACTTTAGCAACTCCTCCAATTCCAGCCATCAGGATGGCTTGAGGTAAATTAACTCCAGCAATAGAGCCAGCGCCAATCACGCCAAGACCCGATGCACCAAATACGGCAAGTATTCTTAATAAAATATTTTTTGTATTATTCATTTAGTCTTCATCCTTTTTAATTAAAACACCAAACATGTGAACAACAAATGCGGTTATTGTTAACCACAATCCATAAGTTTGAGTTTTTCCAGATAATGTAATTAAAACAATTACACCTCCGGATAGTGTCCATGCCAAAGCATGGAGTTCGTTTAAAATTTTCTTAAACATTATTTTCTCCTTGATCGGCTACTACCCCGATCTGTGTTACCAGAACCACCGCCTCCGGATGGTCCACCAGCACCTCCACCCGATGGGGCAGAACTGCTTCCAGAGGGCATAGGAGCCGTTGTAATCATTGTTAAAGTAGTTGTTACAGCAATGAGCACTCTTCTATCTTTTACATCTATTCCAGAGCCTGTAGGGACATAATCATCAAGACCTTCTCCGAAGATGTCAATTTCTCCCTCAAATGCTTCTTTGATTTCAGTTGGGGCATCGGTAAGTGTTTCAACAAGAGCAGCTTCTTCTGCTAGAGTAAGATTCTCAACAGCAATTTCTTGGAATATTTCTGTAGCCTGATCTGCGTCAATACTTTCCAAAACCTTTGCACTTGTAGCAAGGTCGGTTGCTTGGTCTTCTGTAACACCAAGTTCCAAAACACTGTCAACAGCATTAGACACTTGTTCTTCAGAAACAGAATCTGACTCTAAAATTCCAACAACCGCTTCAAATTGTTCATCTGACAACGGCGTATCTAATACAGAGTCAATAACTGATGCAAATTTTTCATCCGAGATTGACTCATCAAAAATAGAATCAAGAGCAGCAGAAAATTGTTCTTCAGATAACGGCTCAGAAAATACTGCATCGACAGCAGCTTCAAATTGGTCTGCACTTAGTTGAGATGTATTATCAAAGACAGCTTCCACTGCAGCAGAGAAGTTTTCGTCAGACATAGGCCCATCAAACACTGAATCAATAACTGTAGAAAACTGCGAATCAGTTAAATTTTGACCAAGAAGAGAATTAACCACTGCCGTGAGTTCTTCAGGAGTTCCGGCATCTGCTACTAAGTCATCAACAGCATTTGCAAGGTTTGCATTAGTTATAGGTGCATCGAAAATATCATCAACCGTTGCGTCTATAGTTTCTTGAACCTCTTGGGGAACTTCAATTGTTGGCGTTGGGTCTTCAGGAATTTCAACAGGTGTTGTATCTATTTCTGGAGTAGAAACTGGAGTTTGGTCCAACTCGGGAATTGAAACAGTGGTGTTTTCTGTTGGAAGTGTTTCAACAGGAGGGGGAATAACTTCCTCAACAGTCGTTGTAGTCGGTTCAGGCTCAGGTGCTATAGTTGTTGTAGAAGTTGTAGTGGAGGTTGTAGTTGAAGATGTTGTTGTTGTGGTCGGCACCACTGTCGTTGTGGTTGTTGATGTTGTGGTGGTCGTGGTAGAAGTCGTTGTAGTTGGCTCTACCGTAGTCGATGTTGTTGAAGTTGTTGTTGATTCAATTGTTGTAGAAGTGGTTTGAGTAGAACCAGCACCATTAAAACCCAGTTCATACTGTAGGTTCCAGCCCCCATTTGTACGCCAAGCGTTAGGATCACCACAGCAAATACCAGCCCTCAGTCTGTAACGACCAGCAGGCACCTCCATGGATATGTATGACTGCAAGCCAATGGAGTCATCAATGCTATAAAGCAAAGTTCCTGCTTCGTTGTATAGCCACAACATCGGGTCTGAGTTATACCCAGTAATCATATAAGTTTGCGCTATAAACTGTGTTGTCTCGCTGTAATCAAACCAAACATCTGTTGGCTCTGTGATTATTAGGTTTTCAGCCTTAGCGGGGGATGCAAAAATAGAAATAAAAATTAAAGGTATTAATACCCAAGAACCTTTTTTAAATCTTAATTGTCTCACCTAACAATAATACTTGATTATTGATTAAGCGACATACTCCACACCACTAATAGTGTAAGTTGCTGTTGACACACTTGAACTTACATAAATAGAAGCACCAGCGTTAACAACAACTGCTGAATCGTAAGATATGGTTTCTCCACTAAGAACTGAAAAGTTGCTTAACACTTTATTGTTTGCACCAGCAGAACCACTTGCTGGAATAAGATGTACATTGCAAAGCAGTGTGCTTGCACCTGTGTTACAAATATTTATATTCTTTACAATTGCATAGCTTCCAACATTGGAGCTTAATGTGTAAACATTAGCTGCGCTATCGCTACCGATATAAAGAGTTTTGGGAGTTAAGTTAGCCATTAGAACCTCATCCAAGCAAGAATGCTTGTGTCATTAGCCACAGTGTTCATATACTGAATTGTGGTTGCATCTAGCACATGATCAACGATCTCACCCGCTGTATGCGCTATTGCACTTGTTGAATCATAACCTCTTGAAGATACAGTAAAAGTATTTGCCGATCTTGAAGAGCAAAGAATCTTTTCTTCCGCTGCAGTCCCTCTTCCAATTACAATTACAAAAGGGTTTAGTGAACCGGAGGGGAATGTGCTTCCATCAATAACTACAATTGATGCTGCTGAGTTGGATACATTTGCTGTTAATTGTGTTTTTAAAACACCACCAGCGAATTCTCTTCTTAACAAAGCAACCCCCTAATTAGTTAATAGAAATACTTAGGTCGCCTGAGCTAACTCTAAGAATATCTCCTGCATCAAGTGATTTGTTTGCAGTTAAAGGACCATATACAAGAATATTACCACTTGTAATTGCGTCAGTAACTGCGATTGCAACAACCGTACACGAAGGCATGCCGTTGAAGTCAATGTCTGAATTATTCGTTGTTGCACCTGAAGAAGCAGCATTGAATGTTGCTACTTTTCTAGCATAGGAGCCACCACTAACCTCTGTTCCCGCTGAGGAATCGGTAGGAGCGGCTGTGTAAAGAGCCAAGTAAACCGTTGCTGGTTTCGTATAAGTCGTTGTGCCAAGAAAATGATCAAGAAGTTTAACCTCAAGATAATCGCTTAAATTTCCAGCCATAAATTAATCCTCCTTAGAAGCCAAGTACTCTTCAAGTTCAAGTACATCTGGCATTCTAAAATTTTCAAGAGTTAGGAGGAAAGCGGCTTGCTCCTCTGTAACTTCTTGGATACTATCTTCTCTTGTAAAAAGAAGACCATTACCGCTATATGCAGCTCCACTTTCAAAAATAATAACAACACGATTATTGTTTACTGTTGCAACTTTCTTTTCTACTGGTTTTGCTTCTTTTGGCTTGGCAGCAGCCTTTTTCGCTGGTGCCTTTTTTGCCGGGGTTTTGCTTGCATCATTAACTGATGTTGAAGTAACAATATTTTCACTCATAACAAATATCTTATCATACTTAACTATAAAATGCGAAAGGGAGGGGATATTTCACCCCCCCCAATCACAAATTTCTAATTACTAATTACAGTGAACGAAGCTTGACATTCTTACCGATTACATATGAATCAGCATTTTCAATGTTGCTTGCAACTCTCATGTACTGAGTATATTCAATCGTGTCTGTCTTTGGCTTGAACTGACGGTACACAGTAATGTCACGGTGGATACCAATAACACGGTTCTGCGGGAATGTAAGTTCAATATGACCATGTGATCCTGCTGCACCTGAGTAGTCACCAGTAACGGTTTCTGGCATCAAAGGAACTTCAATCAACGGAATACCGAATGGTGAAATACCAGTTGAACCAGGACCACCATTACCACGCATTGCGCCCTGAAGGAAAGCCACATCACCAGTTGTTGAACCGGGAGATGGTGCGCCTGCAGTTGCGGCTGTTGCGGAGTTTGGATTACCCAAGCTATAGATGGTGTCTTGAACATTGCCTGAACCAGAGAAGAATCTCAGTTCATTTCTGCGCTGAAGATACTTGGTTGGCATATTGCGAAGGATACGATCATAAGTAGCTCTTGAAACCTGATTACCAGCCTCATCGACTACACGACCATTTGTCTTAGCAAGCTTAACGAAGCCATCAAGTGCCTTAAGAAGACCATTGTTTGACGATGTATTACCATTGATGAACAAATCGTCAAGGTCGTTAGCTGTTTGACGAGCCATAACCTGTGCGATGTGATCTTCAAGAGATGCACCTTCAATGTTGTCTTCCAAAGACTCAGTGCTCAATGCCCAGTCAAGACGAAGCTTAACGGTTGACAATGAAACCTTGCTGAATGTTACAGCGGCATTTGCACCGCTGTCTGTTGCCTCTGTTGCCTTTGAAAGCAAGCGAGTGCCTACGGAAACCTTATCGATTTCCATTTGTGGTGTACGCATACGAACGACTCTTGCGTTCTGCATAAGTACAGACTGATCAATAACAAAATCAAGGAATCGGTTAGATTGTGCTGGTTTCATCAAACCACCTGAATCGTTACCGACAACACTTGTTGTTACTTCGTCAGCTTTTGATAGAATTTCTTCTTGTGATGCCATTTTGTTTTTCCTCCTATTATGACTTATAGCCCAAGGAGTTAATTAAACCTTGTGGCAAATATACATTGTTCCATAGCGATGCTGGAGCGGACTTGGTAAGTTCCTCGCCATCCTCATCATCCTCTGGATCAACACTTTTCTTGATAGCACCAGCAGTTGCGAAGGCCTTAACCTGCTCTTCCTGCTCGGTCAGAGCTTGCTCTGTTGCTTCTAATTTTTCTTGAAGTTCAGCAGTGCTGGCTTCAAATCCCTTTGTAATATCATCGATCTTATTTTGAACCGAAGCTTCAATCTCTTCTTTAATTGAAGTAGCGAAGGTTTCGAGTTTTTGATCAACCACATCACTGAGAGCGTTTTTTAGGATTTCAATATCCATTTCTTCCTCCTGTGTGTTTTCAGTTACTTCAACTTGTGCTGAAGCATTTTCTTGAACATCTGGAACAAGCCAGTTAACTACTCTTTTTAGCAGAGATAGTCTGTTAATTTCTTGTTCATTCATGTTAAAGACCTTATCATAGTTTATATCATTTTGCAATTCGCTATCGTTCTCAGTTTTAGTAATCGCATCAATCATTTCTTTGAGAACCTCATTCATTGAATTTAGCTCTTCTAAATTGCTGTCTTCAGAAATTTCTTCTAAAGATTCTTTTTTAATTTCATTTGTCATTGAAGACTCCTTTTTCTTTTTCTTTGGATAACCCTGTGCTGGATTCTTAATGCCAGCACCCATGTTTCCAGTTGTCACTTCGCCTTCTTTTTCAATGCCCTTTTCTTTCGTATTAGCATATCTCTCAAGGAGTCTGCGACCTTTTGCAGCGAGTTCTGCTGCGTCTTGTGCGTTTTGTGGCACAGGCTCGCCCCATGCAGCAGCAGATAGCGCAAGTCTTGAGGGTTCTCCATTTGGCTTTTTCATAGGACCAGATGGGTTTGTGAAAAACCGTGTAAGGAATGAACCCTTTCTACGCATTTTTTCTGGAGTATCTGCTGCACCCCGCACTCCCGGCTTAAGATTTGCGCCTTCAGTCTCTTTAAAGTGTCTACGACCTGCAGCCGTAAGACCGCCTTTTGGATCTTTCAGGGGCTGTTTTGCTTTTTCAAAATCAATATCTTCAACAATGTCAAGGATGTAATCAAGATTTCCATCAATGTCCATTTTAATAATATCAACAACTGCAAGAGCATTTGCGGGGTTGTCAACAAGACTCAGTTCGCCAAGCATGTATTGTTTAATAATGTTTACAGGTCGACCACGGAACATTTTTTCGGAAGATTCAATTTTCTCAACAATCTTGCCCCCAATAGAGAACGCTTTGAGAGTTCCGTCTAGAATCTTTTCCCAAGTATCTTGAGCACCTTTTGAAATATATGCATGAACTTTAATTGCATTATACTTAGTACCGTCTTCTGCGGTAATCTCGATAGGTTCAAAGCCAACTGCTTTCCCGACAGCGACTGGTGCATGCATTTCACGGATGTTTCCACCCCAATTTTTAAATGCCTCTAGTGAAGCACTAAATTCAACAATATCTCCAGATTTGTCAATGTTGTCAGCAGTAGCGATACCGCTAACTATCCTTTCCTCTTTCTTGATCATGTCAATAGGGAAAGATAAATTAAAATTCTCCATACATACCTCGTAATCTTAAATTATACACCATTTTGTGTATAATTAGCCAAAAGCCATTACAGATAATGTTACTGCTGCTGTTATTACCTCAATTGATGTATAGTCTCCATCAACTTTTAGATAACCACCACCACTATTAATTGCCGGAACAAGAATAGTCAATGGTCCTCCGTTTAGTTTTACAATGGCATTTGTGGTTGCATGTGTATTAAGAATTCGGATAGAATCCGTATGTCTTCCTATGCTTACAGCGCCATCAGCGCTGGTTAGTGCTGTATTCGAAAATACTAAAGTACCCTCACTCATTTGTTTCTCCTTCAAATACCTTAACGGTATCTATATTGTCGCCAGAATCTTGACTCTGACCTCTTTCTTTTTGATCTCCAGCAGATTGAACACCACTCGGTGTTACTCCGCTATCAGATCTAGACTTTGGTGGATTAGATGATGCATTGTTGGAATTACCAATAGGCGCTCCACCATTTTCCTG